GATAAAGGTCTTAGAATGACAAGATTAAAAAAAGGTGGGTCATACATCGAGGATGACTCAATGGAAGAGCAGCACGTAACCACCGCGGCCGGATATCACATTGTTAGGGCCCTAAAGAATAAAAATATCGGTGAGCGTTTTAGACGGAGTAAAGCAATATGAAATTATTAAAAGAAGAGCAAATACTTAATGAGGATTTCAGAAAAGACGTTATTGAAGAAATCCTTGACGAAGAAAATCAAACTAGAAAAATGCGGGAAAAAAAGCGTTATGACGTCTATAAGGACGGGACTAGAAAATATGTAATTGAAAGACTTGAAAAAGAATATTCTAATCAAGACACTCTCCAGGATGCTATTCATAGGACCGCAAACCTATCTATTCTTAGAAAAATTATAGATAAAAAATCTGTGGTTTATAAAGATGGCGTTATCAGAGAAGTAAACAGCGAACAGGGTAAGGAAGAAAAACAAGAACAGTTAGACTCTTTTACTGATTTGCTGAATATTAACTCTGCAATGAAAAAGGTTAATCGCTATCTTGAGAACCACAAAAATTGTGATGTTTATATTACTCCTTACGATTGTCCGATGACTGGTTATAAGAAAATTCGCCTTCAAGTTCTTCCACCGTACCTTTACGACGTGATCGAGGATGCCGAGAATCCCGAACTCCCAAGAGTTTACGTTTTTTCTTATATGCCTTCCGTTGAGCAAAAAACTTCTTCAAAGGGACACGGCCAAAGCGGTTCACGCTCTCACCAAAGAGAAACCAATTCCTTCCGAGGGGGCGATAGTAAGGATCAAATCATAGCCGATAGTCCAGCGGATTTCGGAAAAGATGAAATGAGATTTGTCTGGTGGTCTAATAACTTTCATTTCACCACTAATGGTAAGGGTGAAATCCTAAATGATACAAGTGACGAGGAGTTAATAATAGAAAACCCCATCGGTCGGGTTCCCTTTGTAAACTTTTCTAAAGACCGTGACGGACAATTCTGGGCCATTGGTGGGGATGATTTAATCGAGGGAAGCATTTTAATCAACCATCTTTTAACGGATCTTTATTTCATAGCTAAATACCAAGGTTTTGGAATTTTTTATCTTATTGGAAAAGGTCTACCGAAAGATTTCAAAATTGGTCCTACAGATGCTGTTCTCTTGGAGCAACAAGAAGGTGATCCGGACGCTCAGATTGGATTTGCTACTTCTTCCCCTCCACTTGAAAGCCATATGAAAATGATTGAGCAATATATGGCCATGCTTTTATCTACGAATAATCTTGAACCTGGAACCGTTTCCGGTGAACTCTCAGCAACTTCCGCTTCCTCTGGTATCCAGGAAATGATTAGGCAAAGTGAACTAGTAGACGATATTGAAGATCAAAGGGAACTTTATAGGGACCAAGAACCCCATATCTATGACATTATATTTCTTTGGCAAAACCTATTATTTGAGTCGGGAGAACTTGATAAGGAATTTGCGAATATTGGTTTGGTTGATATTGATGATTTTGACTACTCATTAAAATTTCCTTCTCCTAAAAGGTTCATGACTGATAAAGAAAAATTAGAAATAATTGAGAAACGCCTCGACCTTGGACTTGATACTAAAATAGACGCTATAATGAGAGATAACCCGGATTTAACCGAGGAACAGGCCAAGGAAAAACTTGCTCAGATACTTGCCGAAAAACTTGAACGACAAAGGGAGTTTATAAATGGCCAAATTATACAAAAAGATCAAAAAGAAAATGAAAACACTGAAGAAGAAAACAACCAAGAAGAAGAACAAGAGTAATGGCAGACAAAGTTACTAAAGTCATAAATTTGAAAGATTACCCAGGGTGGGAAGACCTTTCCAGAGAGGAACAGTCAACCGCCAAAAGACTAATCGGGGACTTCGTTACTCTGGGTATTCTTGAACAAGTCGGGGCCGGACGTTCACCAGTCCGATCCGGTCCATGGCAAAAAAGACTTTCCAAGGACTATCGGAAGCAAAAGATTGCACAAGGAGGTGCTGGGTATGCAGACATGGAACTTTCTGGAAATATGCTTTCCGCTCTTAGGTATCGTAACCGCACTGATGGCCTGGAAATTGGTATCTGGAAAAAAAGTGAAACCCCTAAAGCTGAAAATCATAACTTTGGAGTCACTTTACCTCAAAGACAATTCATTCCAGAAGAAGGGCAAAAATTTAAAAGAAATATCGAAAAAGGAATAAAGGATATTATTAGAGAATTGCACCAAGAAAACCAAGAAGAAGAGGAGTTGTAATGGCCGCTTTGAGTTTACTTTTTCGAGGGTTAAAGCTTTTCAAAAAGAAAAGTTTAAAGATAAAGGTAAACAAGGATTTTAATAAGGTTTTTAAAAAGGTTCGTAAAAAATCTATTCCTAAAATAAAAAAACATATCAAAAAAACAATTATAAAAAGAATAGAAAAGGGTTTATCACCAGTAAAGGGTAAGGGTCGTTTCCAAGTTTATTCTGATTCATATAAAGAAGGAATTCGAAAAGGATACTATTCACGTTTTGGAAAAGGTATCAGACCCGTAAACCTTAAACTTTCTGGTAAACTTCACAGGTCTATTAAGACAAGAATCACCAAAAATGGTGCTTCCGTTTGGTTCACTGACAAAAAAGCAAAATGGCATAATGAAGGGACCGCCAAAATTCCAGCAAGACGGTTCGTCCCCATTGGAAGAGAATCATTTGCTAAACCCGTGATCAAAGAAATAGAAAAGATTCTTGCCAAAGATATAAAAAGGCAGATATTGAAATAAATAATAATTTTCTTTAATATAAACCAAGAGGCGGCCGTGCCCCTCACCAATCTAGGCGGTGCCAGATGGAACAAGTACAAGAACAATCCCAAGAACAACCTGAAACCCAGGCCGTGCCGGAGCAGGAAGAACAAGGGACTAGAGAAGAGAGAAGAGCGCAACACGATTTTTTAAGGTTCAAACATGAGGCCCGAGAATTAAAAGAGCAAAATGCTAAACTTCAAAGGGCAATCGAAGAACAAAAAGAAAATCAAATGCGACAACAAGAGCAATGGAAAGAACTCTACGAAAGGGAAAAAGAAAAATCATCGGCCCTACAAAGTAGAAATGATGAGATTCAGAATTCTTTTTTTGGTTCGTTAAAGTCTAAGGAAATTGAAAGAGAAGCTGTAAAGCTTGGTATTCGTTCCGAGGCCCTAAGGGATCTTGACATACTTGACACCTCTTCCGTTATTACCGAAACTACAAGTCAAGGTAATGTAAACATTGTCGGAGCCGCTGAATTTGTAGAACGATTAAAGCAAGACCGACCTTATTGGTTTCAGCAAAAGACAAACACCAACATTAACTCTGGTAATCCGACTTTTGATGGGCCAAAAAAATATTCAGCAAGTGACCTTTTGAAGCTTCAAAAAGAAAACCCCGCTGAATACCAAAAACAAATGCAGAAAAGATTGGGACGCTAGTCGACCCAACCAGGTGGGGCCCCTGGTTAAACAGTCCCGATAAAAATAATCCGCTTTAGGTGAATGGCCGGCGATAACTTCAAACAGGAGTTTTCAAATGGCCGATCAAATTCACGCCACTGGCACAGAAACTGCCGCTATCGTACCTGAAGTATGGTCCCAAAGGTTCCAAGAAGTAAACAGGGCCTTACTTCCTTTCAATGATTCTATTTCTAGAGATTATGAGGGTAAACTATAACAATGCTCTCTTTAAACCCCATTAATTGCTGGAAACCCCTTAGAGCCTTTTCTGCTACAACGTGGGAAGTAATTCCGAGCGTGAACGCTAAAAAAGAAAAGGATTGGGCAATCAGCAGCCGAATTTCCGAGAAATCGGAAAAGGGTCCAACGACTAGGATAAGTAGCCTAACGCTTAAAGCTATGGCGAAAGTCCCAAGAACATGGGGGGCTTGCGAAATAGGAGTTATGGGTGATATAACTCCTGTTATGGTAAAAAGAAAATTGTTTGCAACAAGTGAAGAGTTAAAAGCCAAATACTGTGAACTTAAAAGCGTGGTAAAAGTTGCTAAGTTTTACGGTGTGTCTAAAAAAACCATTCTGAATTGGATGAATAAATTTGAGGTTGAAAGGGATCAATCTCCCTCATTAGAAAGAATGAATGAGTTGTTTATTCAAAAAGTTAAGGAAGGTAAAAGCACTAGAGAAATTGCAGAAGAACTCGAGTTAGATGATACTACGATAAGAAAATGGGCAGCATCTCTGGGTTATAGACTTGATACTTTTCATAAAGGGTTTATTATAACGCATAACGGTTATAAGCTTATTAAAGCGAAAGACCACCCTTTTGCAGACAGTAAAGGTTATGTTCGAGAACATCGACTTGTAATGGAAGAAAAGTTGGGTAGGTTTTTGACTCCCGATGAGATTGTCCATCATATCGATGAGAATAAGCTTAACAACGCTCCTGAGAATTTGGAGGTTATGAGTAAGGCCGAACATTGCAGACACCATAAGCCGCAAGTCAAGATATAGTCTGAGCTTATAGGAAACTATAAGAACATGGTGGTAAACTCGCCATGGGTAACAAGGGCTGGAAATCCGTGACATGGGCGATATCGTCAACATTTCTCAAATCCCTGATTTTGCCGAGGCGAATACTTTGGCAGAGGGTGCCGCTGGAGATAGTGAAGCTGTAACTATTACAAGTCAGCAATTAACTATCAACCAAAGACCTTATAAGGATTTCCAAGTTACTAAAAGGGCAATGCT